TTATAATGGAAAGGAATTGCTTTCCGGCGTTATGAAGTATTTATCTATTCCGTCAAAACATACATCAAAAGCTTGCCATTGATCCTTAAAAAATTTATCTTTATATTGGGCTTTTAACTTAAAATTTTTTTCAAATAATGGTATTGAACAATAATCTCTACCGCATTGTTGCCATTCGATTGTTTCTGTTTTGTAAAATAAAATATTTATCAAATCCTTAGGTTTGATAATAATTAATGTATCATTTTGAAGTGTAGACATTATTTTAAACTCTAATTCCGGTTGAACCAGCGCAATACTTTTTTTGAATTCAAGTTTTGCCAAGTCTGTTTGATTTTTAGCGTTTTCTGTTTGCGCCATGGCAATTTTAACACTTTCTTCCGCAATCTCAGTTTGTTTTCGGGCTTCCGCCACTTGCGCACAGGCTGCTTCAGATTGAACGCGAGATTCAATTGCTTGTTTTTTAGCCGCCTTGGCCTGGGAAAAAGCAAATAGAGCTGCACCGCCACTTATAACTGCCGCAATTATTGCAATAACATTATCTGTTGACATTTTTGTCCCCTTGTTTTTCTGAAAACAAACAAAATATAGCATAAATATATTTAATTTCCTTTGTCGCTTACACGGTTTTACTTAATAGATATATCCATAGAAGTACCATGTTGTAAAATTTCCTAATTTTCTTAATTCTTCTCTGCACAATATTTAAATTGCCTAACTATATAATTAGCAGATAACCTCGTCTGCTTGGCCGCCGGCGGGGGTTGGCGGTCTCCGGTGCCCTGATACGACGCCGGAGACCGGTTTAAATCTACTTTATGGGGACTGCAATGGCTGATTCAGGACTGGAACAGAATATCCGGGATGCCGCGAACATGCCGGAGAACTACGAAATCGACGGGGAAAAAGTTTCCCAGCGTCCTCTGCCTGACCTGATTGAAGCCGATCGCCATCTTGCCGCTCGCCGCGCCGCCAAAAATCCGTGGAAAGCGGTTCGCTTTTTTCAAATCTCTCGACCCGGGACGGTGCGCTGATGCCCAACGCTCAAGTTGCCGTCATCAAACTTGCACCGCGTTCCGGCGGTGACAACCATGTTCCCAAACATGGCGATCCCCGATCGATTCGCGCCGGCTTTGATGTTGCCCAGACTAATCCCGGCAATGCCCGGCACTGGCAACAGGCCGATTTTTTGTCTGCCGACGCCGCGCTCAATCCTGCCGTTCGCCGCACCATCATTTCCCGGTCGCGTTATGAGATCGCCAACAACGGGTATGGACGCGGCATTATCAACACGCTCGGCATTCACACCATCGGGACCGGTCCGCGCCTACAACTGCAATTGACCGATGCCCAGGCCGGTCGGCGGCGGGAATATCGTTTTGCCGTTTGGATGAAAAAAATCAAGCTGGCCAAGAAATTACGTTTGATCCGGATTGCCAAGGCCGAGGCCGGTGAAGTTTTTATCGTCTTGACCACCAATCTCCGTTTGCCCACCAAGGTCAAGCTGGATATTCAGTTGTATGAAGCGGAACAAGTCGCCTCGGACAGTTTTATCGCCTTTAATGATGTTTATGAAAATGGAGCACCCAAGGAAGTCGATGGCGTTGAATTGGATGAACAGGGCAACCCGATTAAATACAAATTTTTGAAATGTCACCCTGGCTCCGGTTACTTTTTTCCGCGCGAATTCATTGAAATCCCGGCGGAAAACGTGATCCATTTTTATTATCAGGACCGGGTTTCCCAGCATCGCGGCTTGTCGGAAATTACCTCCACGCTGGGAACCTTCTCGAATCTGCGCCGTTACAGCAATTCTGTCATGGATGCCGCCGATAATGCCGCCGCGATGTCGGTTTTGTTATCGACCGCGCTTGACCCCGATGACGGCGGTGAATTGCCCGGCTCCGCTCCTCAGTCAGCCGACGGAGGCGAACAATTCTCGCCCATGGACACCATTCAATTTGAGCGCAATGGCGGTTTGGTGCTGCCCAAGGGCTTTGCGGTTAATCAGCTGAAGCCGGAACAGCCTACCACTACCCACGCTCAGTTCGTGGATACTAATATCAACGAAATGGCTCGCCCCTTTCAAATGCCGTTCAACGTGGCCAAGGGTAATTCAAAAGATTACAACTACGCCTCCGGCCGCCTCGATCACCAGACCTATTTCAAGTCCATCACCATCGAACGTAATGATATCGAAATCGAGATCCTCGATCGGCTGTTGGAAAACTGGGAAGCCGAGGATCGCCTTTATCACCCTGACGACTATCGCGGCAATGACGGTGATGGCGAAGGCACGCCGCACCAATGGTTCTGGGATGGCGACGAACATGTCGATCCGCTGAAAGAGGCCAATGCTCAGGATACCCGACTGGCCAATCAGTCAACCACGCTGGCCAGTGAGTATGGCCGGGATGGAAAAGACTGGGAAGTGGAACTGGAACAATGCTATAAGGAATCCGCCAAGAAGCTGGAATATGAAATCAAGTTGGCCGCCGCCCGAAAAAAGTTACTCTCAGACAATGGCCTTACCGAGTCTGACCTGCCTGCCGAAAAAACGAGCGCTGCCAAAACTGCACCCTCTGACAATAAGGACGCTGAACCAAATGATGAAAATGCCTGATTTTCTGGCCGCCGAACCCGGCGGCGAATTTCATATTATCGAAGCCGCGGAAAAAGCTGTCGATCTGAAAAACATCACCGGCGGCATTGCCTATTCCGGCGGCAAGATCCGCCAGTGGTGGAGCGATATTCCGGTGGTGGTGGATATCGCCGGGATGACGCTGGCCGCCCAGGTACCGCTGCTCTATAACCATATCAATGATCCGCACTATCGCCTGGGCGAACTGCAGATCGCCAAGACTGCCGATAAAATTGCGGTTTCCGGCGGTTCGATCCATCAGGAAACCGATCTTGCCCGGGAGATTGTTGCCCAGGGCAAAAAATACGATTGGCAGCTCTCGATCGGCGGCGCACCCCAGGCGACGGAAACCGTCCCGGAAGGCGAAACCAGATTCGTCAACGGCCGGGAACAATCCGGTCCGTTTAATTGCATTACCAAATCAACCTTGCGGGAAGTTTCCGTCGTTGCGGTGGGGGCTGACAGCGACACTCATCTCAAAATTGCCGCAAGCTTTGGACTGTCAATCAACCATAACCAAACACAAGGAACTGCTATGGATCCGAAACTCAAAGCCTACCTGCTCGCCAAGTTCACGCTTGGGGCCGATGTCACCGATGACGCCATCAAGGCGCATCTCAAATCGCTCAATTTGACCATGGAAGCGATGGACCGCGAATATAAGGCGATTGCTGCCGTACTGGCTCCGTCTGCTGTCGCTCCGACCGCCGAAAGTGGCAAAACTGCTCCGGCCGTTGCGGCTCAGCCGGTCGTTGCCGCTGCCGCGGTCCCTGCCGTCGTCGCGTCCGCCAATCCGACCCCGGTAGCTTCCGCTGTTTCTCAGGAACAGATTGCCGCCGCCGTCCAGGTTGAACTGGGCAAAGCGCGTGAGCAGGAAAACCAGCGGGTTGCCGCCATCAATGTCGAAACCACCGATTATCCGGAACTCCGTGCGGTCGCGATCAATGGTGGCTGGACCGTTGATGCGGTCAAGCAGACAATTACCGGAATCAAGGCGGTGCAGGAAAAACGGCCGCAGCACGGAGGCAATATTATTGTGAAAACCGGCTCCGAAATCAATCGTAACGTGCTCGAAGCCGCTCTGTGTCTGCGGGAAAATCTCGGTGAAGAATCCCTGCTGAAAGCCTATGGCGAGCAGACTCTGACCGCTGCCGACGATATGCGCGACCTGTCGTTGCGCGACCTGGTGGTAATCTGCGCCCGGATGGAAGGCAAGCCGGTCGGCGTCGGATTCAATAACGATTCGATTCGCGCCGGGTTCTCGACCGTAAGCCTGCCGGGAATTTTGAGCAATGTCGCCAACAAGGTTTTGCGCCAGTCTTATGACATTCAGCCGGTCATCGCCACCAAACTTTGCAGCGAAGGCGACCTGAATGACTTCAAGGTCAGCGAACGCTACCGCATGACTGACATCGGAGAACTCAAGCAGATCGGGGCGGACGGCGAATTCAAGGAAGGTGGTCTCTCCGAAGACAAAGCCACTAACCAGCTCGAAACCTATGGCAAGAAGATCACCCTGACCCGCAAGATGATTGTCAATGACGATCTGAATGCGTTTACCGCCATTCCCCGTTCGATGGGCAATAAGGCTGCGCGGATGATTGACAAGCTGTTTTTCACTCGCCTGCTGGCCAATCCGAACCAGAACGATGGCAAGGCATTGTTCTCGACTAATCACAAAAACTTCTTGTCGGGCGCGACCTCGGCATTTTCCAAAGATGCCCTCGCAGCCCTGCTGAAACTCTTCCTCGACCAGGTCGATGCCGACAACGAACCGATTGTTGTCGAACCGAAGTTCCTGCTCGTCCCGACCGCGCTGTATGAAGATGCGATCGAGCTGACCAAGAGCCAGGTGGTGGTGATCGCCGGCGGCGCTACCTCCACTGTGCGTCCGGCTATGAACGGCATCAGCCTCAAGAATCTCGAAGTGGTCAGCGCTCCGCATCTCGGCAACAAGAAGTTTGATGGGTACAGCGATACCGGGTTCTATCTGTTCGGCGACCCGAAACAGATAGATACGTTTGAAATCGGCTACCTGAAGGGCCGCCGCGCTCCGACGGTCGAAACCGGTGCGGTTGACTTCGACGTGCTCGGCATCAGTTATCGCGTTTATTTCGATGTCGGCGTCAAGGAACAGGACTTCCGCGGCATGACCTTCAGCCAGGGCAAGGCCTGATCTGAAATATCCCCGCCGGCGGCCACGGATGGGATGTGATTGATCAATAAAGATTCAAACAGGAGATAATTATGAACGCAACTTATGTACAGGCCGGTCGGTCGATTGACTATACCCCGACCGCTGCGGTTGCTGCCGGCGATATTGTTGTGCTCGGCAGTCGCGCCGGTATCGCCAAACTCGATATTGCCGCCAATGAACTCGGTGCGCTGGCGCTGGACGGCGTCTTCGACGTTGTCAAAGCCGATGCCACGGTGTTTGCTGATAAATCCAGAGTATTCTGGGACGTCAGCGATTCTGTCGCTGTCGCGGCGCCGACCTCCGATACCGTCTATCTCGGCCAGGCGATTGCCGCCGCTGCCTCCGGTGAAACGACCGTGCGTGTGCTGTTGGGCGATATTGGTCCGGTGGCTGCCGCGGTGGCCAATCTTGCGGCCGATGCCACTTTGGCGACTTCGGTTTCCAAGGTCAACGATCTGCTGGCGTCCCTGCGTGCCGCCGGTCTGCTGGCCTCCTGAGGAATATGATTATGACCACGCCGCTGGAATCTGCCGAAAACGCGCAATTCTCGATGTTCGACCGTCAAGCCGTCCCGGTTCGCTATCGCCGGGACGGCAGCGCGGCCGGCGGCGTGGTCTCTTTGTCCGCCAAGATCGCCAAGACTCTTTTTCGCGCTGAAAACGAATACGGTGTCACTGTCCGGACTGAGCTGCGTGATTTTATCGTCTGTTCGGGCGATTTGCAGTTGGATGGTGTTGCGTTTGAACCGGCGGGGGGCGATGTGATTGAATTCGACGGCCATGATTATGTCGTCGGCGCTCCGAATAACGAAGACGTCTGGCGCTGGCATGACCGCTGTCATCACCGGATGATGCGGATCCATGCCCGGGACAACGGTGCAACGGCGGTGACCGCATGAGTAACGATAGCAAAGCTTTGATTATTCAGGTGGCGGAGGCGGTAGTGGCGGAAATTACCGCTTCGGCCGATGTTTTGCCGGTCGCGGTGAAGGCGGAGTTGTCACTGGTTCCGAATCTGGAATTGAAAGATTTATTCACCCTCAAAGCCATGGTTTGTCCGCGCTCGCGCAAATCGACCATCATCAGCCGCAACTGCAGCGATAAAACGCTCGAAATCGACATCGCGGTGATGAAAAAGGCCAGAGAGTCGGAAATTCCGGCGCTGCTGGCGCTGGTCGAAGCGCTGGAAGCGGTTTTCGAGGGTAAAAAATTGACCGCCATGCCGGACTATCGCTGTGTTGATGTTGCCAATGAACCGGTCTACGTACCGGAGCATCTGCGCCAGCGCCAGCAGTTTACCAGCATTTTAACCTTAACCTTTAAGGCCTGATATGTTTGACTTGCGTAGCCATATCTTTTTTGACAGCGCCGAAGTAAAAAAATGTGCCGACCGGGGGACGATTAAAGCGTTGTCCCGCAGCGGCGCGTATTTGCGCGGCATTGCCAGACGGCTGGTCAAGCATAGCGCCACGGTAAAATCCAAGCCCGGCGAACCGCCTCGCGATCATGTCCGCGTCTATCGGTCGTCGATTTTGTTTGGCTTCGATTCGGACAAAAAATCGGTGGTAGTGGGACCGGCCCGTCTGTTTTCATACCGGACCAATCGTCAGGGTATGCCGATTCCGCAGATCCTGGAAGAGGGCGGTAACGTGGCGCCGGGACGCAACGTCCACTGGCCCTATGGCCGCAAAGGTCAGCCCACCGGCAACTCTCAGGACGATGTTACTAATTTTATCATGCGGCAGGGCTATGGGCCGATTCGCTGGGGTTATTCGGTGGCCGGATTGATCGGCAAGGCGAAACGCACGAACGGCCGTGGTGGCTACGAAAATCTGCGCCGTGCCCGTGGCGGATACAAGACCTGGAGTCGTTATGCGCCCGGCAAGGGGCGCAAGGTTTTTATGCAGAATGCCAAAGTTTATTCCCGGGCTCAGGCCGAACGCTCCGCCAAAATCATCCGGGAATTGTTCGGTCCGCCGTGGATTGAAAAAGGATACGTATCGCCGCGTCCGCTGATGGGGCCGGCCTTTGATATGGCAAAACCGGCGCTCGCCGAATTCTGGCGTGACGCCGCCGCTTAAAAACTCAACTGGGAGATTAATATTATGGCTCGTATCGGATTGGATGCAACACTGTATCGCGGAACCGCCGGACAAAAGGCGGCAACCGAAATGAAAAACGTCCGCAATGTGACGCTGAACCTGGAATCCAGCACGGCGGATATCACCACCCGCGCCACGAATGGCTGGAAGGCCTATGCCTCCACCCTGAAGGACGCGTCGCTGGAATTCGAAATGATCGATACTGCCGGTGATACCGATCTGGCTGCCATCCGCGCTGCGTGGTTGGCCGGTACCGCGCTGGCCTTCTTTGCCGATGACGGCGGCGGTGAAGGTCTTGATGCCGACTTCATTATTTCCGGTTTCACCCGTTCGGAACCGCTGGAAGATGCCATCACCTATAAAGTCACCATCAAACCGACTTATCTGACCCGCGCTCCCACCTGGGCAACCGGCGTCACTGCCGCCATTCCTGCTCCCGCGTCAGTGTCCGCGCCTGCTCCTGCTCCAGTGGCGACTGTCAGCGCGGCGGTGGCTTCCGATGCGAATAAGGACATCAAGAAATGAAGACCTTCAAAGATAGCAAAGGTCGTCTTTGGCAGATCGCCGTCAATGTGTTTACCGTCAAACAGGTAAAATCTCAGCTTGACGTCGATCTGACTCAGGCGGTGGTGATGTCGTCTACACCGCAGACGCAGCCCGATGTCAGTCTGATCGACCGTTTGAACAACGATCCGGTTCTGTTGGCGGATGTTTTGTATGTGATTTGTCGTCAGGAGGCCGAAGAAAAAGGCGTATCCGACGAGGAATTCGGCCGTTCGCTGGCTGGTCGGCCGATCGCTGACGCCACGATGGCGCTGCTCGAGGAAATCGTTGATTTTTTCCCCGATCCCGCGAGACGGTCAATCGGTCATCTGGTTCTAAACGGGATGAATCAGCTCGCGGAAAAAACGGAAAAACTCGTAGCCGACACTCTTCAAAACCCGGAATTCACGACCGAATTCAACACCCGTATGGAGCAGTTATTAGACAATGCTACGAGTTCGCCGGCATCTGCGGAGTAAATCCGGATCCGTTTACTTTTGCTGAGTTGTCGATCATGGCTGACGGTCGCCGGGCGGAAATGTGGAATCACACCTCCCATCTGCTGGCGACACTGATCAAAGTCAATCTCGGCGTGAAAGTAACTCCGGATGCTTTAAATCCGTATTGCTGCGGGGAGCTTGATGACGATCCTGACATGGTGTTGCGCGGTAAAGAGTTGCGAGTTCTAAAAGATATTTTTGTACGAGGATGATTTATGGGTGTTGCCGGGGCAATTAGATCTGGGATGGCGTTCGTTGAACTGACGTCCAAAGATACTTCACTGTCCAAAGGCTTAGATGAAGCCAAGGACAAGCTGAAGGATTTTTCTGCGTCTGTTGCCGACGTCGGCAAGAGCATGCTGGGTGTGGGGGCTGCGATTTCCGCTCCTATGACCATGGCAACGAAAGTGTTTGCCGATTTTGATTCCCAGATGCGCAAAATATCGACGATGCTTGATGATCCTTCGAAACACATGTTGTCGTTTACCGAGGGGATTCGGGACATGTCGGTGCGGTTTGCCCAGGACACCGGAGTATTGGCGCAGGGTTTGTATTCTATCCTGCAGGCGTCGGTCGCTCCCGATCAGGCGCTGCACTATCTGGAAGTTGCCTGTCAGGCGGCCAAGGCGGGACTTTCCGACGTCGGCACCTCGATCGATGCGCTGACCAATATCATGGGCGCGTATGGGATCGATGCCGCCAAGGTGGCCGATGTTTCCGACAAAATGTTCAATGCCGTGAAACACGGTAAAATATCTTACGAACAGCTCGCTGACAATATTGGCCGGATTGCTCCGATGGCCAAAGCGGCCGGTGTTTCGTTGGATTCGTTGCTGGGTATCGTGATTACGATGGCCAATCAGGGGGTGAAACCCAAACAGATGATGGCGCAGCTTTCCGCCATGTTTGCCAAATTCCCGGATATGGGCGAGGATCTGCTGGGAACGCTGGATAAATTCAAAGGCAAAAACCTCAATGATATTGTCGACGTAGGCGCGGACGAAAATACCGCCAAGGCTCTGGCTGCGTTATCATCGCATTTAGACGAGTTGCGTCAGAATATCGAATCCAGCCGGAATTCCGCCGGCGCCACGGAAACGGCGCTGCAAAAAATGGCCGGATCTCCGTCCGGTGCGTTAAAGCGCATGGAAGAACAATTCCATGAATTGAAGTTGGCCGTGGGCGCGGCGATGGCCGGGGCAACTGCCAATTTCTATCGACGGGCGCAATCTGTTCTGGCGGTCTTGACGGAGTGGGCGGATCACAATCGCGAATTGATTTCCACCATTGCTAAAATCGGGGCTGCGGTTACGATTGGCGGCTCAGCGTTGCTTATGTTAAGCGGAATTATCAAAGGCGTAGCCAGTGCAGTCAGCATGTCTAATTCCGTTTGCGGAGCGGCGGCAACGGCGTGGACCATGTTGTCTGCGCGTGCGGCTGCGGCGGCCAGCACATTGGATCTGTTATCGCTATCGTATACTTATTATCGCACGACGACCATCCCGGCGCTCGTTTGTACCAATGACGTGATTGTTGCGTTGGGACTGGCGGGAACCCGGGCGCAATTGGTCTCGGCGCAAATTTTGATGATGACCAATGCGGAAGCTGCGGCGACGGCCAAGGCAATTTTATTTGGCAGCACCCACGCCTCGGCCGCATCAATCATGAATATATTTTCCGTCGCGACATTAAGCTCAACCGTCAACACCCTGCGACTGTCAGCCGCTGCCGCCGGTCATGCGGTAGTTGCGAAGGCTACCACCGCCGCCATCGCCCTGCAGGCCGCGGCGACTGCCCTCTTTACGAAAGAAACCTGGTTGGCGATTGCCGCCTCGGTTCGCGCGACCGCGGTTAATTTAACCTTGGGAACGGCCACCAAAGTAATGGCCGGTGCTTATCTTGCTGCCGGACTGGCCGCCAAAGCATTTTGCGCACTGCCGATGTCGGTCGTTATTTTGGGCATTGTGGCGGCCGTGGGCGGCTTGATCCTGGCCTATAATTATGCGACCGGATATGTGGCAAAGCTGTCTGATGCCATGGATAAAAAATGTCAGGCCGGCGATAAATCGCGCCAGGATGATCTCGACGCCATGAAGCGCCTGCAGCAGTTGGCGGAAAAACAATCGCTCAGTTCCGATGAGATGGCGGAGGCATCCAAGCTGTCCGACGATCTGACCGGCAAATATGGCGATCTCGGTATTGTGCTGGATCAGCAGAGTAAATCGCTGAAAATGGCTGCCGATGCGCAGCTCCGGCTTAACGATGCCATGAAAAAAGCTGCTCGCCTGGACCTGGAAGCCAAATATTCCGAACAGATGCATAATGTTGAGGAATTGGCGAAGCAGGCCGAGGCACAGGCTAAATCGGTGTGGAGCGGCTGGAAAGCAGCCTTCCTCGGCGATGATTCCAACGCCGACCTTGACGAAACGCAGCGTAAAATGGATGAAATGCTTAAACAGGCGTCGGCCACCCGGCTACGCATGAGTCAGCTGGACCGCAACGATGATAATGCGCTCACCGGCGCTACCTCTGACAATACGCTGCAAAAGCGCATCAGCGCGGAAAATGACCTTCGTCTGGTCTCCGCTCAGAAAGCGGAAGAAGCGGAAAAACGCATGTTGGCAATCGAAGAACAGTTTGCCCGGCGGCGTCAGACGGAATTGGAAAACGAAATTGCCGAAGTTAAAAAACTGCATGAAGAATACAAAAAAGTTTTACAGACGCAGTTGGATTTTGAGCAGAACAAATCAGCCTCCAAGCGCGATGAAAATAAAATTTATGAATTGAAACGTCGTCTGGGCAATGCCGATCTGTTGGAAGAAGAAACGCTTCAGAGCGTCCGCAACAAGGCGAAGGATAAGAACGCGCAGGAAATTGCCAAGATCGACGAAGAGGCGCAGAAAACGAGCGAGGAAATTGATCGGCATCGGCAGGAACGCACGGTTGACCGGCAGTTGGATACGCTGATGAAAAAAGATCCTGATGCCGGTATTGCTGCGCTGACCGCGTTGCTGGATACGTCCAAGGCTGCAGCTCGTCAGGCTAAACAAGTCCTTGATGAAACTATTGCCGCCGCAAAACTCGACGGCAATATAAGCGAGCCCGAAAAACTCGGTATTAGTCGAGCGCAGGAACGATATCGCGAATCGGAAAATACCGTTGACAAATACGATTCCAAATTGCAGCAGGCGCGTGACGCGATGCAGAAGATATCGGTGCCGGTAAACGGGTCTTTTTATGCTGCGGCAATGGCGTCATTGTCGTCGGACGGATCATCTATCCGGGAGCGAGTGGCCAAGGCTGCGGAGGACACGGCTAAAAATACCAAAGAAATCCATACGACTTTGAAAAATAAAACCCTGAAATTTACCTAGGCGCTTCAACATGCCCACTATTGAACCAGGTTATTATAATCGTGAAGCGGAACTGAATAGTTCCGGCACGACGACGACGGCGAATGTGCCATATTTTGTCTTTAACGCCGATGACGAAGACTCCGCCTTGGCATATGCGTATAAAAATGTTCCTGCCTATTATAACAACATGGCGTTACAGCATATTACGCTGTCGGAAAGGCTCAATGATTCTACCTATAAAGTTGCCGCCGCTTATGAATATGACTCGACCGATCAGGCAGAGGCGGAATCGTCGCTGGGATATGCCATGTCCTTTGACACCGGCAGCGCCACTCAGCACATTACCCAGTCGATTGCCACCAAGGGCATATATCCTGCCGGTGCCAAGAACTATTACGGCGCGATCGAATATGACGGCGAGCAGGTCAAAGGTGTGGATATCATTCTGCCAACCTTCAATTGGAACGAAACACATCATTTTTCCGACAATCAATTGACCTCGCTTTTTCGCAATAATTTAAAAACTCGCGTAGGATGCGTCAACAATGCGCCGTTTCGCGGCTATGCGGCCGCAGAGGTTTTATTTCTCGGCGTATCGGGCACGCGCAATGACAAGAAATCCCGCTGGGAGCTCAATTATAAATTCTCTGCATCTCCCAATAGAAGTAATTTCGAGGTTGGCAGCGGCAGCTACGCCATCACGGTTAAATTCAAAGCCGGCTGGGATTACATGTGGGTTAAATACAAAAAGGCTCTCGACAGCAAAATTGTTGTCCAGGTCCCTGAAGCTGTTTACATAGAACGGGTTTATTATGCCACTGATTTCAGGGCGCTGGGAATTGGGGTGTAAACATGTCGCTGCGAAAAAAACAAAACGGTGATGATTTTGAATTCAGCGCGGAGGCGTATAACGCCCTCGTTGACGCCAATGAATTTTTGAAATCGCAGTATGGTGCATTTTCGTCCTACAAACCGGGTGCGGCGCGTCCAGGTATAATCATGGTACATAATGTGTCCGGGGCATCGTTGTCAATGTTTGACGTGGCGGTAATTACTGCCCCGGTGAATGACATTTCATCGGCGGAAGATGCCATTGACTCAACCAATCATCTGCCGCTTTTTAATATTACCACCACCGTAGTATCCGTTAAACAGCCGGTAGTCGTGCTGCAGGAAGATCTTGCCTCCGGAGCGGTCGGCAAGGCCCTTATTTATGGAGTAACCCCGGCGCGGATCAAAGTAAAAAATAAGCAGCATTATTTTGCTCAACCTGCTTCCGGCGGCCTGTTGGTCACTGCTGCTTCCGGTTCCGTACATATTATTTCCGAGCTGGCGTTGGATGATGATTATTCTATTGTTCACCTTGGCGGATCCGGCGGCGGCGGTGATTCCGGTTATACTGGACCATTTGCCGTCACTAATACCAGTGACGATGAAACCAATGAACTGACCATTGCCGAGGGATTTTATCGGCATGGGTTAAATGATGTTGGCGTAGCTAAATCAACCGTTTACCCCGATGCCTCTGGATACGCATATATCAAGATTACATATGAGGGTTCTGCTTACGTGTTCAAATCCGATTTTGCCGACTCCGTCCCGGAATCGCTCAGCGGTACAATCTATGTTCCGATAGCCTATGCCCAAATTGATACCGATGGCAATATTGCCTCAATCACGCAGATACAATACGGTGATCTGCTCACTCCGGGGGTGTTATAATGGCCGGATGGACCGATTATATCGCCGACTGGAGCAGCGCCGATAAACTGCGACTCTGCTCCGTCTATGACGCACTGCGGACGCTGACCGCCGCCGTCAACGAACGCAGCCGGGCGGTTGACTGTACTGATATCGCCATGCCATCGCCGTTACAGTCGCCCTTAACCGTAACGGCGGCGCTGCACGCACGTATCCGCGCCGTAATGCTTTTATATGTCAATCATAGATACGGCAATTCCGGCGATTTTAGCGGACTGGATGAAATACCTATGTGGACGCCGGAAATGATGTCCGCCGCGCTGGATGAGGCATTGCTGGATGCACCAAAAACGATTAACGAACTTCGCGAGTGGGTGTTTCAACAGTACCGCATTATAAATCTGCTGCGATGGACCAAACAGCGTCTATCTGATGATTCCATGTACATCAAGGAATTAAAAAAATTCTACCAGGGCCATTATGATAGTGTTTCGGTAACCGATTGGAATATGGCAGTTACAAAATGGAGCGCCCAAACTTGGCAATCTCCATCCGAAGAATCATATATAGGCTATAATGGAGCAGTCAACCTTTCAGAGGCAATATATATAACCGATTCGGCTTACCTTGCAGCTATTTTTGTTATGAGATTTGTTATTACTTTTAATGTCGGTGATTATCCGATGGATTTATATATATATCCCGGACGAACAGAAGCATCCAGTTTTTTACCGGTCGGCAGTGCAAAATTTGAATCTAAATATAACAAAATAGCAGCAGCTCAATCGGCGCTTAATTTTGTAATGGAATGGCCCGGTTATGAAGAAATAGAGGCTGCTATTACATCCGCACCATCAACTATCCTTAGCGAACCATCCCAACAAGACGCGTATGATAATAAAATTTACAATTTAGTTAATAGCGGATACGGCCGAACCGTTGTACTAAAACGCGACACACCCAACGGCTTCAAATTCCGTGGCGAGGATTGGTAATGAATTTTAAAAAAACGGGGTTAATATGCAAAAAACCATTATTTATTTGAGAGTTAATGGCATCGCAGGATCTATTGTCGATGCGTATTGCAACACTGCGCCGACATCACCGTCTGTTATTCGCGGACTTGATGCATTGTTGGCCTATCGCCTGTTTCATGCTGACGGCACGCCGTATACTGTTGCCGAATTGAGTGAAATTGTTTCCTGGGATTTTGTCGCAGCAGATGACTTTGATTTATTGACCGAGGTTCAACTGCGCTCGACCGGTCAGTTTATCGTGGTGTCAATCAGCGAGGACAATTATACCGGCGCGGAAATTCAAGTTCCGCTGACCGATACCAACACGACTCAGCTTATTGCCAAAATTGGAACCGGAGCTTCGATCTCACTCGGCACTGAATTGCTTGGTTTTATTGCCGGTAACACCAAACCGGTATTAGCCATTCAGTCGTCGCTGACTGTTTATAATCGACGCAGTGGCGCCGGAACCGGCACGCCTGAACAGGTGGACGACGGAGAATATACCGCGGCCCAGGTTGATGCGCTCCTTTGTTCTGCCCGCGAATATCAATACAGCGTCGATGGCACCAGTTGGCACAGCACCCAGGTCGTCGCTGACCGCTATTATCAGGAGCGCTATCCCGGCGGCGAATGGTCGGCCAGTATCGCGCTGGTGGTGGGGCCGGAAGGCAAAGCCGCAACGGTTGAAATCGGCACCGTGACTGATCTGGAGCCGGGCAATGCGCCTACGGTCCTTAACTCCGGCACTACCAATGCCGCAGTATTAAATTTTGGACTGGTCAAGGGCAAGGCGGCTACGATCACCGTTTCGAGCGTCGATCTACTCGACTATGGCACTGCTCCATATGTCGTCAATGACGGCACCAGTAGCGCCGCCGTGCTGCGCATCGGTATACCTCGCGCTCCCAATGTAATCGTGCAATATTCGATCAATGGTATCGCCTGGGACTCTGCCGCTACTGATAGCACCATCTGGATGCGGATATCCACCGATGGCGGCACCACCTGGCAGACCGCCTGGCGTTGCCGGGGTTTCAACGGACTCGGTTACACTCCGCGCGGCGCGTATAATGCCGCCACCACCTACGCCACCGACGAAGTAGTGACCTATAACGGCAGCCTCTATGCGTCGATCATCGACAGCAATACCGGCAATCTCCCGACCGACACCAACTACTGGCTGCGCATCGTGGCCGGATCGGGTCAGGCCAGCATTACCATTTTCGATACCATCGCTTTGCGCGACGCCTATGTTCCGGCCGCCACCGGCGAACTGGCATTTGTCCGCGACGCCACCGGCGACAATACCGTGGCCAGCGGCAGCGCGGAATATCTCTGGGACGGGGTAAACTCCGTTTGGATCAAAGTTTTCGAGGCCGAATCGCTCGATGTGGTCTTGAGTTTTGCCCACCTGACCGGCGAAGTGGCCGACAATGCCAAGATGGTCGCCGCGCTGGCCGCGAAAGTCAACACCTCGACCACGGTCAACGGCCACGCGCTGACCGGCAATATCACCGTCACGGCGTCCGACTTGAGTCTGGCCGCCGTTGCCTCCAGCGGCAGCGCAACCGACCTCACAACCGGCACCCTCCCGGCGGCACGATTGCCCGCGTCCGGGGCAGTCGCCGGAACCTACGGCAGCGGCACCGCAATCCCAACGGTCAAGGTCGACGCTTCGGGCCGCGTGATCGAAATCACCTCGACCTCGATCACGGTCGGCAGCTGTGACGCCCCGGCGGCAGCCAGCGTGGCGACCGCAAGTCACGGCTTGCCGCTGACGGTCAAAATCCCGGTCGTAGTTGGTGGCAACGATAGCAATACTGGTGTACTTCTGGATTTTGAAGACGCTTCGCTCTCTAATACCGCAGTCGGCACAACGGGCGGTGCCCTTACTACTACTGGAGTTCGAAGCAGCAGCACTTGTAAGTTCGGTGCCTATTCTCTGTATCGCTCATCAACCAGCACCACCGCAACGATTCCCGTCGATCTCGGCAGCGGTGATTTTACAGTGGAGTTTTGGTATTATTACCTCGGTGACTCCGGCGAGTATACACTCTTTTCCTACACCTCTGACTCCTCCACCACTTCCAATTTTGGATGGGTACGGTACGGAACTTGGGCTTATGTGAATAATGCCTATAACGGTACCAGTGGGGGGTCGTGGATTCCAAATCTTAACGATCTCAGCGGTACCGGTGTGTGGCGGCATGTCGCCGTGGTCAGGTACTCCGGAATTCTGACTTTCTACATTAACGGAGTTTCCCAGTACTCCTGTTCCAACACAACAAGCTATGGTGCCGGTATACTCCGACTTGGGCAACCGGTGGGCACATGGAATGGACTGATCGGGTATATTGATGAGGTTCGCGTATCTAAAGTAGCAAGGTGGACAGCCGCATTTACACCGCCGACTGCGGCATATGATGCGGCTGACACCACTCCATATTATGGTTTTCCAGATGCCTCCACCGACGCCATTACCGGCGCTGAACGCATTGCTGTTGCCAATAGTGATAACACGCCTGTCACCCATACCGTCCGCGAAATTGTCGGGGCAACCCCGATCAACGCCCAGACCGGCACCAGTTATACCCTGGCGCTGACCGATCAGGGAAAGCTAGTCACCATGACAAACAGCGCCGCCAATACGCTGACCATCCCGCTTAACTCCAGCGTGGCTTATCCCGTAGGCGCGTGGATTGACGTGCTTAACCTCGGTGCCGGGGCGTGTACGGTTACTGCCGCGTCCGGCGCGACCCTCAACGGCACCAGTGCCGGAACGCGTGCAATGAACCAGTACGAAAAACTGCGCTTGACTCAGACCGCCGCCAACGTCTGGACGGTGCAACCTGTAGTTGCGACATCATCCGGATTGCTGATTGCATCCGGCAACGGTTATGTCCTCAGTAATGGTACAATTCGTGGTGCAGTTGGGGCCAAATCAATCAGCCTAGAATATGGCAATAGCGGCAATAGTGGGGCAACTGGGCAGTTTGCTACTACTGGTGGAGGATATGAAAGTATTGCATCGGGACAATCGTCTACGGTTGGCGGAGGTAGCCAAAACACCGCGTCGGGCATATTCTCTGTTATTCCCGGTGGATCATGTGCCACGGCATATCACTACGCAGAATTTGCAATTGCAAGCGGTGCTTTCTCTGCAATCGGAGATTGTCAACGTGGAAGCGTACAAGTGCGCAAGTCCACGACTGCAACAACTGCAACGATTTTATATTCAGGCGGTGATAGTGGTAGTTCATTTGGGCTAAATACATCCGATCATTACTCTTGCCGAGTGTATTTGCTTGGAGCACAGGCAGACGGTAGCACCGGAGATTATCTGGCGATGGTAAAAATCAAAAACGTCAGCGGTACTACCTCGCTATCCGGCACCGTGCGCACGATTGCGGCGTGGGAAGGAGATACCAATCTTGGTACTCCGACCATAGCGATTACTGCCGATACCACCAACAACGCGCTGCAAATCGCGGTCACTCCCGCCAACTCCACCGCCACCCGCTGGACCGCCGTAATCGAATACGTCAAGATCAATTATTAACCTCAAAAGGAGATGATAACAACTATGCAATTTTCACCCGATGCACTGCTTAATGTGTTTGTAACCATTCAAATAGCCATGGCAACCGGAGGTATCTGCTTGATCTGGCGAATCTCTGCCATTGATAAATGTAAAGTTGATCATCTCGTTTGCGAAAAACGTCGTGATGTATGTTGCGGATTTAAGACCCGCAGAAAATAACAAAGGGAAAAAAGAATGAAAAACAAGATCCTGAATGTTGTCGGCATAATGGCATTTGCCACTGCGATTATCGCCGGCGGATTGTTCGTCACCAGCGGATGTTTATCGACTGCGATCGCCGCTCCGTCAACTCCACCAGTCCTTAACGACAGCGCTCTGTTGCATCGCGTTATTGACCGCGTTAAAGCTCATCCCCAAATGACCAAAGCCCAGGTGTCCCTGACGAAGGCGGAACTCAAAGTACTTATTTACACCAGGGTTGTCCCCAAAGTTCGCGACGAGTTCAAGGGGCAATTAGACAATTGTATTGCCAATGGTACGATCACCCAGGCACAAGAAGATACGATTCTTGGCTATTACGACCAAGTTATGGCGCAATGGTTTACGCAGAAATTATCGAGTCTGATCGACAAACAGTACAAACTGGGCTGGAAGCCGGACGATCAATCGATGACCTACAAGGCAGCGCCGGTGAAGATTATGGCAAAAATCCCGGCGGCGGCTACCGTTGACACGTTGGCGGCTGAAGCCATCCAGAATCAGGGCAGTATTGGATCGTGTACGACGTTCGGCGGACTGCGTGCATATCTTTATGCGTTGCTTAAGCAGCAAGGAGCGGCCGCATTGTTCGAACCATCTCATCTTGGTTTGTATTATGACGAACGCTCCGATAAAGCCAACGATACCGGCTATACCATTTCCGGAATGATCGCCGCGTTGCAGCAAAAAGGCGTGGGACATGAAGCGCTCTGGCCGTATGATACCGCAAAATTTACCGTAGCGCCGGCGGCCGAATATGCCGCCGATGCGTTACAGCACCAGGTAATCAAGGCCGGCAAGCTTTATGGATTGGACAGTGTTAAAAACGCCCTGGCGCAGGGATATCCGGTTGTTGTCGGCGTTTATTGCTTCAAAGATTTCTTGTCTCAAGAAACCGCCCAGACCGGCAATATCCCGGATCCGGGATGGTTTGACAGTGTTCAGGGCGGTCATTGTATTTGCATCGTTGCTTATGACGATGCGACCGGGCGACTGACGTTTGCCAACTCCTGGGGACCGGAATGGGGCAAGCTCGGTTTCGGTACGATCTCGTACAAGTACCTACAGAAGTATGGATCCGATTTCTGGATTATCTACAGCGTCGAGATCCCGGAAGTCCAAGCCAAGAAAACCTCGCATATCGATTATCGCGCGATTCCGCATGCCGGTTGGCGCGTGATCGACACGCTCGCCAATGAACAAAAAGTTGCCTGAATAAAAACGGCCGGGAGCAATCCCGGCCCATGAGGAGAAATCATGATGTCAAAAAAACTCACTCCGATTTTAATCATTGTTGTCGCCCTGGCAATTTTGATATCCTTTGGCTGCAAGACTCGCGAGATTGTTGATAACTCGGTGATCAATAAAAAAATTCTCACGGACGGCACGGTCGAGGAAATTACCAACAAAAATATCAAAACCACTATCAAGGGCGATTGGATCAGTACCTCAACAGTTGCTACTGCAGGTTCTATTCAGGCGATAAAAGCAGAATCTACAGGGGGATCGTCTACGGCCACCGCGTTGCCGAATGCATTTGTCGGCGGCGGTGCCGTGGCTATGGGGTCTTCTCCGGTTGAAGACAGCAAGCCGTGTGCCGGGTTCGCACAGGGGACATCGCTCCTTGGTTCATTGACCAGTATGTCTGCTGTCAGCAAAAGCTGGTGGTACATTGGCGTTCCGGGCGAAACCGCCGCCGAAACGGCAGCTCGAGTGACCGCGCTGGCAAAAATGAACGATGCTGCAACGGCCAATGATAGCGTTTCGCACTGGTATGATCCGGCCGGTTGGTTCAGCGTCAATAAGGATCCCAAAGCGGAGCTCTTTAAGGCAGCACGGGAGTCCGTTGGTGATAAAATCGTTGATTGCACTCCGGTCGAAATTCACGATGGGGACACGCTCAAGGTTGTTTGCGAGGACGGCTTTACCCGTACGATTCGGCTTTATGGGATCGACTGTCCGGAAAACTCACCCAAGATGCACCCGGCGCTAGTTCAACCATTTGGACAGGAAGCCACCGCCAAGTTGCAGGCATTAGTCCTCAATAAGACCGTCCAACTCGAAATCACCGGCAAGGACGTGCACCATAATCGCCTCAATGGGCGCATTTGGCTCGACGGTAAAGATATCAATCTCCAGTTGGTCAAGGATGGTTATGCCTGGGCCTATCCTGAATATCTCAAGGGCGAAGATAAAAAAACCTATATCACCGCGCAGACTGCTGCCAAAAACGCCAAGCTTGGATTGTGGGCGCAGGATAATCCGCAGAGCCCCTGGGATTATCGATCGGAAAAGCGCAAGGAGTCGGCAAAATGATTATCATCAGCAATCCGTTGATTGTTGTGCTGGTCATTATCTTGCTGGGCATTTTGGGTGGTATCGGTCGGTTATGCACCAACCATATCCCCTTTGCCTGGCAACCGTATGCCGGTGCCGCCATTCTGGGAATTATCGGCGCGTTGCTGGCATGGTGGGGAACGGATACCTGGCATTTACCGCAGCCGGGACAGTTTTCGGCGGCGCTGGTTTCCGGGTTGCTCTCGGAATATACCATTAACCGTATTCTGAAAAAATCCGATCAATGAGGTAAGATCATGCTTCCTCCCATTCAAGATTCCTTGGCGGAATTGCGGCGGTATCACGGTGAAGCGCCGTCTTCCTACTGGCAGGTGGCAAATGTGGGTGAGGTTGATTTGATTAGCCTGATTCGCAATGGCGTCGGCTCGCCGTCTTCCTGGACGTATCGTTTTACACCACAGGATTGCTGGCCGTGGGGTTGCGGGATTGTTTTTTCCGCCGATCAGCACGATTGGGGCTATACATTCCCGTTGATCTTTAAGACCGTAGCCGATGGTCTTGCATGGAAAAATTATTGCGACGCCATGTTCCGCGATAACATTATTCGCAAAGCCCAGGCATTAGGCGGAATCTGGCAAAACTTCCGCATTAAGCGAGCACACGAGTTGTTTGAGATCCTTCAGGTGGCCGGAGCTAAAGCTTTTTGGTCCAATCGTGACCATCTGCCGGATGATTTCTATGCGTATTATCGTAACGAACTCGATCCGCCGATTGATACAAAGGCATTGTCGATTTCCCAGACCGTTGAAGACAGTATTCGTATTATCTATCCCGGGTATCAATCCGCCGGGATGGCAACTTATTGAGGTGTTGTAATGAAGAAAATATGTTCTGATGTGTCTGATGTTATTCCGCTGTTGCTCCCTGGTGACTTGATGTTCTCACGTAGTGCTGAGAACAGTATCGTTGGCGACGCCATCCGTCTGGGTACCGGTTCCGAAATAACTCACGTTGGAATTGTCAGCGGTATTGTCCCGGAGCCGACTATTATCGAAGCGCACGGTCCCGGCGTCACTGAGCGCCGTTTGCTGGACGTGGTCGCCGACTATGACGGTTGTGTTTGTTTCGCCCGTTTGCATTCGACTGTTCGCGAGAATATTCCAGAAGATAAGCTCATTGCGGCAATGGCGTTTCTCCGGGCTCAGCTGGGCAAAAAGTACGATCTTGACCAGTGCGTTCGTTCCGGACTGGTGAAAATCTTCGGCGATAAAGTTTTTCACAACACGGAAGACTATGCCGAGTTTTTTTGCAGTGAACTGGTCGCTGCTTTTTACAAAACCATGGGCCTCGGCCAGATCGACGACGCATCCGAGATGACGCCGATCGATGTTTGTCGCCTGCCGATTTTTGAAACCACCTACTACCAGGTCAAGGGCGACAGCTCCATCAAGTTTTTATAGCATCCTATATTTTCCTCAACTCCGATCGCCTTTCGACAGTTCAGTCGCGATCGGCGTTTTTCATATCTTCAGTCATAAACAATCCGAATTGATATAATTATATATTTAAATTATATTAGCAAAAAACATATGACCGGAGTGCTTAATATGGAATCTGTAGAAATCTATCGGAGCTTGGACACTTTTGGCAATTCAAATATTTTTGAAACTTTTGATTATTTCAAGATTGCAATTTTTGACAAGTTTAAAACCGATTGTAAAATCATTGACGGTAAAATCATCGGCGACAACAATGTTATTTTTGCTGTTCTAAAATCAGATTCCGAACTACGTGTGGAAATGCCTGAAATTTGCAATGTACCAATTCCCAATGGCGATAACCTGCTGAATGTGTCCGCCTATGGTAACGAAGAAGAAATAATGTTTTGTCGTTTTGTCTTAAAAACTGGAATTGCTTGGTATAAGATTACCGATGAAATCAAACAAATGGTTTTAGAAGATATTAAGGTCGCCGAAAAATCACAGACCATAAACTTTCAGATTCCTCCCCAAGAATAG